GTGTAACAATGAACGGCAAAGAAATCTATGATGAAGCAGTTGCTGAAATTGAAAGATTGGAATCAGAGATGGAATCATTCTTTGGCGGTGCGTTAGAGTGGTTTATGAACTAAGATGGCAACTAATCACTATTTCACCAATTACGATGCTCAATATAACGAGCAACGACTAGTCGAAGATTTAATTGTTGAATCAATTAAAATCATGGGCACTGATACATATTACTTACCTAATATGAATTCAGTTGCTCGTGATTTAATCTATGGTGAAGATCCATTAAAATCATTTACTGCCGCATTTCCAATCGAAATCTATCCTACTAATGTGATGGAGTTTGGTGGTCAGCGTGAGTTCTTTGGTAAGTTTGGTCTAGAAATCAAAAATGAAATGACTGTTGTTCTATCAAGAAGAACATTCAATGAACGTGTAAAAACTCAAACACTAACAAGACCAAAAGAAGGTGACTTAATTTATGTGCCAATTTTAAATGGTAAAGGTGAACTTTATGAGATTAAATTTGTTAATCAAAATAAAGATATGGACACATTGGGCAGAAAGATGCCTTATTTCTGGGAACTTGAATTAGAGAAATTCAAATACTCACAAGAAACGATTGCTACTGGTATTCCAGATATTGATATCATCCAACAAGTTGAAGCATATGCACAGCAGTTTGTTTTAACGTCTGTGACAGGTTCATTCTCTGCAAGTGAGATAGTATATCAAAGTTCAGATTCAACGCTTGCCAACGCTTCGGTGACAGCGGTAGTGGTATCATACGATGCTCCTAACTCATTGCTTGAGATTAATCAGATTAAAGGTGATATGACTTTAGGTCACACAATTTATGGACACACTTCAAATGCACATGCAATTCTACATTCAACTGATGAATATATTGAAGCAGAAACACATGCAGACTATGATAATAAAGTGTTAACAGTAGAAGCCAATACATATATTGACTTTTCAGAAACTAATCCATTTGGAAGTCTATAATGGCCGCAGATAACGCATTTTATAACAGAATCATTCGTAAGATTGTCGTAGGATTTGGAAATTTATTTGACAACATAAGTATGATAAGATATAATACAAATGGGACTGAAAATCAAAGATTTAAAGTTCCTTTGATATATTCATCAAAAGAAAAATATGTGTCACGTTTAGTTGGTGATCCTGACCTTGATAAGAAGATTCAAATTGCATTACCTAGAATGTCTTTTGACCTATTAGGTATGTCATATGATTCTGCAAGAAAACAGATTACTAATTTAAAGAACTATTCACAATCTGGTAATCCACAGACAGCATTATCACAATATGTTCCTGTGCCATATAATTTTGATTTTAATTTATATATCTATGTTCGTAACATTGAAGATGGTACACAAATCATTGAACATATTTTACCATACTTTACACCAGATTACACAATTAAATTGAATCTTGTGCCTAGTATGAATATAACAAAAGAAATTCCTATTTTGTTAAACAAAGTAGATTACTCAGTTGAGTTTGAAGGTGATAGAGATTCATCTACTAGAATTGTTGTATGGACATTAAGTTTTACTGTAAAAGGTTTTATCTACGGACCAACTAATGAGATTGGAATTATTAAAACTGTTATTGCTAATATTGATAGTATGCAGTCTGATCCAAATGTTGGAATGTATCTAAGCACAGTTGGCTTTGGTGCATATAAAATTGGTGAAACTGTATATCAAGGATATTCATTAGATTCTGCTTCTGCTACTGCACAAGTGACATCTTATAGTAACACATTAAATCAATTGTATGTAACTAACATTCAAGGAAACTTTGTATCAAATACAGAAATCGTTGGCGATGCATCAAATGCAGAATACACATTACAATCTATAATTAATGCTAATAACAAATTGGCTACTGTGACTGTAACGACTAATCCATCGAATGCAAATTCAAATTCGAATTTTGTATTTGTGACTAATATTGAGGAAATTTAATTATGACTGTTGAACAAAATTTAGAAGAAATATTTGATGTGAATGCTACACCAAAAGTTCCTGCTGTTCAAAAACAAACATCTATCGTTGAACATGTTGATGAAGATAAATTAGCAAGAGACTTAGATGTTGATTATGCTAAAGTTCGTGACAATTATGAAGAGATTATTGAGAAAGGTAAAGATGCAATTGATGAAATTTTACAAATTGCAAAACTATCTCAACATCCAAGAGCATTTGAAGTTGCCGCAACAATGATTAAAAATGTCACTGAAGCAAATGAAAAGCTAATCACATTACAAAAACAAGTTCGAGATTTGGATAAATCTAAAGAAAAGTCTTCAACAAAAATTGACAAAGCAATCTTTGTTGGTAGTACAGCAGAATTAAACAAAATGCTGAAAGGTGACTAATGTTAAAGTTCAAAGATTTTCTTGCAGAAGAAGAACATAAAACTCTCCATGCATTTGATATGGATGAGACATTATTTCATCACGACCATTCAAAAGTAAAAATTCACGTTAAAGATGAACATGGCAATCATGTTAAATCATTAACAAATCAAGAATTTAATCATCACAAATTACAAAAAGGTCATTCATATGACTATGGTGATTTTAGGTCTACACACTTGTTTAAACAGTCTGCTAAACCAATTCCTAAGATGATTAACAAATTAAAAGCTATTCATAGAAATAAACAACCAGTCAATATCGTTACTGCTCGGTCTGATATGGATGATAAACCAGGTTTCATGAAAGCATTAAAGAAACATGGTATTGATCCTAAAAAGATTCATGTGCATAGAGCAGGTAATATTGAAGCTGATAGTGCTGGTGAAGCGAAACGTAAAGTTATTTCTGGGCTTATAAATAAACATGGATACAAAAAAGTCCACTTATATGATGACTCTGAGCAAAACTTAAATCATTTTTTGAGTTTGAAAAAGGATCATCCTGACGTTGAGTTACACGCACATCATGTTGAACATAATCCTGAAACTGGAAAAGTGAAGGTTAATACTAGGTCCTTAAAATAATATGGCGGCAAAAATTTCGTATCGTGATAATCCACTTCTAAAAAAAGCTGGTGTCACATTAGGTTTTACCCAAGAACAATTTGATGAATATGTAAAATGTCGTGACGATATTATATATTTTGCAAAGAAATATATTAGAATCGTTAACGTAGACCACGGTTTGATGCCTTTCAACATGTGGGATTTCCAAGAAGAGATGATTAGAAACTTCAAGGATAATCGTTTCAACATTGTAAATTGTCCTCGTCAAATTGGTAAAACTACAACTACCATTGCATATCTTCTTCATGCATCAATATTCCTAGATAGTCAAAACATTGCGATTCTTTCCAACAAAGGACAGAATGCTCGTGAAATTCTTGCTAAGTATCAATTAGCATATGAAAATCTTCCGATGTGGATGCAACAAGGTGTTATTGAATGGAATAAAGGTTCTGTAGAATTAGAGAATGGTTCTAAATTACTTGCCGCTTCAACATCATCATCAGCAGTTCGTGGTGGATCATTCAACGTAGTATTCTTAGACGAGTTCGCTTTCGTTCCAACAAGTATCGCACATAGTTTCTTCAACTCAGTTTATCCTGTAATTTCATCTGGTAAATCGACTAAGATTATTATTGTATCTACACCTAACGGTATGAATCTATTCTACAAAATGTGGATGGATGCAATCAATAAGAAGAGTAACTATACTCCATTCCAAATTCACTGGTCACAAGTACCTGGTCGTGATGAAGCATGGAAAGAAGAAACAATCCGCAATACTTCTGCTCGTCAGTTCCAACAAGAGTTTGAAACTGAATTCTTAGGTTCTACTAATACTTTAATCTCTGGTGCTAAACTTGCAGAATTGGCATACACTGAACCTGAAGAGAAAAAGAATATTACTAAAGATGATATTCTAGATATCTATGAGCAACCAATTAAAGGTGATGGAGAAACAACTAAAGACCACGTATATGCATTATGTGTTGACGTTGCAGAGGGTAAAGAAATGGACTGTTCTGCATTCTCAGTTATGGATATATCATCAACACCATACAAACAAGTTGCAAAATATGCAAGTCCATTTGTATCTCCAGTATTATTCCCAACGGTAATCTACAATGCCGCCAAGTATTATAACGATGCATATATACT